ACAACAGTTGACGGAGGTTCATTCTAATGAAACTATGGACAAAAATTAAAAACTTAATTACAAGACCTTATATGAAGCCTCTTGTATTAAAAGACGAAATAGACACATCTTTAAAAACTTTAAAAACAAAAACTAAAACTGAATTAGAAAAATTAGGTAGAAAAATTGGTGTAGAGTTAGATAAAAGATTTACTAAAGATAAATTAATTAAACAAATTAGAAAACATTGTAAATAATGCCAACGGTAATAAAACCAAAAAGAAGTGAAGTAGCAAGTTCAATACCATCAGCAGGTTCATTATCAGTTGGTGAAATTGCAATGAATGTTACTGACGGAAAGTTTTATACAAAAACATCTGGTAATGTTGTTAAGGAAATGGGTGGTGCTGGTTCAATTACACTTCAAAATGTTGTAACAAATGGTGCAACCGTAGGAAATGATATTACTTTAGATGGTGCAAATTTAATTTTTGAGGGTTATCAAGCAAACGCATATGAAACAACTTTAACGGTTGCAGAGCCAACACAAGATAGAACGGTAACTTTACCAGACGCAACAGGTGTTGTAGCGCTTGATGGTGACGCATTAGCATATTCAATAGTATTCGGAGGATAAAGTGGCAAGTACATTTAAAAATCAAGGTGCAACTTTATCAGCAGGTACAGAAACAGATTTTTACACAGCGCCTGGCGGAACATACTCTGTTATTCATGCGTTGTATATAACTAACAAAAGTTCTACTAATATTGGTAAATGTGATGTAAAAGTTACAACTGACGGTGGTTCAACTTTTTATCATGTAGCAAAAGGTACTGAAATACCTGTAAACAACACATTAACTATGGATAAACCTATAAATTTAGAACCAGGGGATAAAATAAGAGTTTTAGCATTAGCAAATCCAGACTCATCAGCAATTGATATGGAAGCTTACGCTAGTATTTTAGAGGTATCGTAAGATGGCATTACTTAAAGAATTAACATCAACAGAAACAGCAGCTGCACATGGTAAAGTTTTTCATGGATTAAGAAGAACACCTGAGGGTATGTTGTATCTTACAACAATTAACCCTAACTCTAGTGATAAACATGATATTCAATTTTCAGATTTCTTTGAACCAGGTAAATCAGATTTAGTACCAAAAGATGGTTCAACAGATTATACAGACGAAAGATTAGAATTATTTAATGTTCAGTATTTTACTGGCGATAACTCAACTGTATCATTTACTTTGAATGCTAATGATATTAAACCAGAGAATGTGGCTGTATTTAAAGATGGTGTTAGAATGACAGCTTATTCTGATTATAATATTTCAGGAACATCTTTGTCATTTACATTAAAACCAGTAAATAATAGTTCAATATCAATAGGACAGATAAATAAAAGATACAAAAACAACGATAGCGATAGATACCAACAATTTGTATATGATGATAATTCTACGAGTAGTTATCATATAAATAGTAATGGAGATTTGGTAAGAAGAAGAAATAATGCCGATACAAAATCTGTAATAACAGACGATTTTGATACATTTGAGGCTTCATCAACAATAAATTCTACTTCTTGGCAGAGCGCAGTATAGGAATATAAATGGCAGATTTTAAACTAGGACGACTTAAATTTAAATGGAGAGGTGATTGGGCAGTTTCAACAGCTTATGTTGTTGATGACATTATAAAGTATGGTGGTAACACATACACCGTAGTTTTAAACCACACTTCACAATCAAGCATATCAGGATTTTATACAGATATAGCAAAATACTCTTTACATACAGAGGGTTTATTTTTTAAAGGAGATTGGGCTGCCTCTACTTTTTATAGACTAAATGACCTTGTAAAATACGGTGCTTTTCAATATAGAACAACTACTCAACATACATCACACTCTTCAAACTTTGACCCTAGCAAATTTGAAGTATATGGTGAGGGCTTTCAATTTGAAGATTCTTATAACGCAAGCACAACTTACCAAGATGGTGATGTAGTAACATATGGTGGATATTCATATGTTTATATCAATACAACACCAGCTTCAGGACAAACACCAACAGACAACACATATTGGGATGTCCTTACAACAGGTTTCAAAGCATTAGGTGAGTATTCACACGGAACAACTTACAAAACAGGTGATACAATTCAATATGGTGGTAATAACTATGTTGCTATTGCTAATCACACAAACCAATATCCTTCAAACACAAACGGAACGGTAAACTCAACTTATTGGGTAAAAAACATAGAAGGTTTTAATTATAGAAACGCATATAGTAATACAACAGTATATAATATTGGTGATGTTGTTAGATACACTTCATCAACTTATGTGATGTTAAAAGACAGAATAACAAATGTTACTCCAGGCACAGACGGTACATCATGGCAATTAATTGCACAAGGTGATACAGGTGCTGTAATGAGTACAAGAGGTGATATGATTATACAAGACGCCTCTCAAGCTCAAAGATTAGCAATTGGTGTTTCAGGTTCTGTTTTAACAACTGACGGCACAGACCCTAAATGGTCAAACGCTGAAGGTAAAAATGTTTACTATGTTGCAAACTCTGGAAATGATACAAATCCAGGTTCTCAATATTTACCATTTAAAACAATTAAATATGCATTAGGTCAAGCAACTTCAGGAGATATTGTTGACTTTACTAGTATATCAGGTGGTACTGGTGGAACACCATCAACTTATGATGTAACACAATCAGCTACAACTGGTTCAGGAACAGGAGCTCAAGTAAGAGTTATAACGGATGGTTCATCAACACCTACCGTTTCACTAATTAGTGGTGGTACAGGACATGCAGCTGGCGATACGGTAACTTTTGCAGGTGCAGGTATGGGTGGTTCTTCAAACATGACAATATCTGTCGTGTCTGCTTCTGTTGGTGATGTTATCTATGTTAAAAACGGAGTTTACAGAGAAAGTTTACCTTTAAGAATTCCACCTGGCGTAACGGTACAAGGTGAATCTTTAAGAGGTACAGAGGTAAGACCTGCTACAGGTACAGGTCATCAAATTAAAACGGTTTCAATTACAACGGATGTAAGTAGTGCTAGTAATGGTACATATTCATTTATTCATCCAAACGCAACATCAGGAAGTGGTGTAGCTTCTTCAGCAGTATTTACGGTTACGATTACAAACGGTATCGCAACTGATGGTTCAGTTGTAGTACATAATGGTGGTTGTGGATTTGCAGTTAATGATACAATAACTATACCAGCTGCTTCAGTTGGTAATGGTGGTGATTTAGTATTAACGGTAACAGCGTTAGAAAACAATGACGCTTCAAACATGTTCTTACTAAACAATACTACAAACCTTGTACAAATGTCAATGAAAGGTTTATCAGGAACACCAGGTGCTGGTGGTACTGGAAAAGCCGCAGTTACTTCATTAGACCCTAGTGGTTCAATTACAACTACTTCGCCTTATGTACAAAATTGTTCATCTGTTAATACAGGTGCTACAGGTATTCAAATTGATGGTAATTTACATAGTGCAGGTAACAAATCTATTCTTGGAAATGACTTCACACAAATAAACTCCGATGGTCGTGGTGTTCACGCATTGGCAGGTGGTCGTGGTGAAATGGTTTCTATATTCACATATTATTGTGATAAATCTTTCTTTGCAGAAACAGGTGGTTTTATCAGAGGTTTAAATTGTTCATCTGCTTATGGTGAAAAAGGTGCTGAGGCAGACGGAAATTTATCATCTGAAACGGCAGTTAATTTAAAAACAAGAGGTAGACAACTTGCATATGCGGCTGATACTTTTGTAGGAACAGCTACAGAGTCAGACTTGGTAGATATGATAAGTGTATCTGGTTCAGGTACTGCTACGGTAACAGGTGTTACTTCAGGTGCAACTGCTAGAGTATTCAGAGTTAACATATCATTAGATTTAGTTCACATAGATACTATTACAGGTACTTTCCAAAATAATGAAGTATTAACTTTTACAAAAGAAAACTCTTCAACATTCCAAGTTAAATCGTCTACTTCAAATGCATTTAAAGACCAAGAAGGTGCTTTAATAGCAGTTAAATCATTTGGTACCAATCT